TCAATTTTAGCAACAGCAACTAACGATGTGGCTGATGTATTTGGTGAATCTCCATTCGGCGCTAAAGCAGCATACGCATACACATTCTTCGAAAATATAGCAACTTCATTTACTGGTTCATCTGATGCAATTGGTAACAAAGCTGTAATAAGTGCAGTTTATTTACCTGACCAAAACTTTGAATATGATGTTAAAGAAGCAAATACTCCTTGGGTTGTATCTCAAACAATTAGTGGAGATAGATATCAACTTTTCCGTTTCCATACATTAGGACATGGTACTCCATATAATACTAAATACAAAATTGGTATTTCTAATGTTAAGGCAGCTGGTGAAGATGGTTCAACTGATTACTCAACATTCTCTGTAACACTTAGAACTTATGGTGATAGTGATAAGAGAGCTAGTGTAATTGAATCATTTGGTAATGTAAACTTAGACCCATCATCTCCTAGATATATTGCTAGAGTGATTGGTGATAGAAGTTTCACAATCGATGATAATGGTAAGATTACTGAAAATGGTGACTATTCAAATAAATCAATTCACTTTAGAGTTGAAGTATCTGAACCAGGTTCATTCCCAATTTCAGCAGCACCATTTGGACATGCAGCTTACATTAACCCAATAGCAACTAATAACTCAACGGAAGCATCATATGTACCAACGGTAGTTTACCAAACTGGTTCAGCAAATAACACAACAACATCTACTATATATTATAGTGGTATGGATTTCGATACTGCTGGAATAGCTGGTGATAACGCAATTTATTTAAATCCAATTCCTGATGGAGCAACGGTTGGAGCAAATACAGCATTCTCATTTGATTCTCAATTGAGTTATGTTATGACTGGTTCTACTGGAGCTGATATGGTTAAGAGACAATTTATTTTAGGTTTCCAAGGTGGTTTTGATGGTGTATCTCCAACTGTGAAGATAGCATTAGCTGGTGATGATGAGTGGGGAGCAGCTAATACACAAGGTTTAAACTGTTCTAAATCAACAGCATCTGGTTCTTTAGGATATTCAAAAGCAATCAACGCTTTATCTAATCCTGATGAATATGATATTAACTTAGTATCAATACCTGGTATTAATAGAGAATTACACCCTGCAATCGTTACTAAAATGATTGATATGGTTGAAGATAGACAAGATTGTTTCTATATTGCTGACTTTACTGATTATGATTCTTCAATCACAACAGCAACTGAACAAGCACAAGCAGTGGATTCAAACTACGCAGCTTGTTACTACCCTTGGGTTAAGACTATAGATAGTAATACAAACAAACTTACAACTGTACCTCCTTCTACATTGTTACCAGCGGTATTCGCTAGTAGTGATAGATTATCAGCAGAGTGGTTCGCACCGGCTGGTTTGAATAGAGGTGGTATCACTGGAGCAGTTAGTGTATTAAATAGATTAACACATGCTGAAAGAGATATCCTTTATGAAAATAAAGTAAACCCTATCGCAACTTTCCCTGGACAAGGTATTGTAGCATTCGGACAAAAGACATTGCAAGATAGAGCATCTGCTTTAGATAGAATCAATGTTAGAAGATTGTTAATCACTATGAAGAAGTTCATAGCATCTACATCTCGTTACTTAGTATTTGAACAAAATACAACTGAAACTAGAGCAAGATTCATTAACACTGTGACTCCTTATTTAGAATCAATCCAACAAAGACAAGGTTTGTACGCATTCAATGTTGTAATGGATGAATCTAATAACACACCGGATGTAATTGATAGAAACATATTAGCTGGAGCAATATTCCTTCAACCAACTAAGACTGCTGAATTCATAGTAATTGATTTCAACATCTTACCAACTGGAGCATCTTTCTCAGCATAATACGAAAATAAACAAAGTAGATATTTATTAATATAAAATAAAACGGAACAAAAATGGCAGATAATATATTAAATTATACCCAAATGATAGCGGATACCTTCGAACCGAAGATGAAAAACCGCTACTATATGGAAATGACAAGTGTGGGTATTCCCGCATATATGGTTAAAACAGCAAACAGACCAGAAATAAATTTTGAAACTGTAAAAATAGACCATATCAACGTTTATAGAAAATTAAAGGGTAAAGGTGAGTGGCAGGACTTAAATATCACTTTATATGACCCAGTAGTTCCTTCAGCAGCTCAATTAGTAATGGAGTGGGTGAGATTATCACATGAATCAATTACTGGTAGAGATGGATACGCTGAATTCTATAAAAAGGACATTAGTTTTTATATGTTAGGTCCTGTTGGTGATAAGGTTGAACAATGGACTTTAAAAGGAGCATTTATTACTAAAGCTGCTTTTGGTGAATTGGACTTTTCTAACACAAATGAACCAGCAACAATCGATTTGACATTAACATACGATTACGCAATTCTTGAATATTAATATTCAAAAAAACATAAAACTAAAGGGGATACTAAAATATCCCCTTTTTTATGCTTTCTAATTTTTTAAAAACTATGTATTTATATATACAAACTTAAACAAAGTAAAGTTATGAATCAAAAACAATTCGATTTCCCAACAGAAGTGTTGGATTTACCATCAAAAGGTAAATTATATCCAAAAGAACATCCTCTATCTTCTGGACAAATTACAATAAAATATATGACAGCAAAAGAGGAAGATATACTTTCTTCTACAAACCTAATTAAAAAAGGAATTGTATTAGATAAGTTATTTGAATCCATTATTGTTGATTCTGTTAATATAGATGATATTTTAGTAGGTGATAAAAATGCAATAGTATTAGCAACAAGACTATTAGGATATGGTCCTAATTATAATATTTCATTTTATTCATCCAAAGCAGGAAAATCCATCGAAACAACAGTAGATTTGGCTCAAATTAAAACAAAAGATGTTGATTATTCTAATTTTGCTAATCAAAATGAATTTGAATTTACAACACCAAGTGGTAATAAATTAACATTTAAGTTACTTACGCATGGTGATGAGAAGTTAATTGATAAGGATATAGCAGCATTGGAAAAAATGAATAAAGATGGTTCGTATGAAATTACAACTAGATTAAGATATATGATTAAAAGTGTGGATGGTAATTCAGATTTAGGTCATATCAACAAATTCATTAATAACGCATTTTTAGCAAAAGATAGTAGAGCATTTAGAGAACATATTAAAAAAATCTCTCCAGATATGAACATGACATTTACATATGTACATGAAGATGGAGAAAGTGAGGTGGCGCCTATTCCAATGGGCGTAGGGTTTTTTTGGCCTGGCGATGAATCATAGTCTATTACTCCACACTCAAATATTTGAAATGGTGGAGTATAGTAATGGTTTTTCGATGATGGAATTGTACAAAATGCCAACCCATCTTAGGAGATTTTATTATAATAAATTAGTTGAATCGAAGAAAAAAGAAAACGAAGATACTAAAAAAGCACAATCTTCCAACGCATCTAAAGTTAGGATTAAGAGATAACCACTCTTATTCCTAACTTTTTTATTTTATTAGATATTTATAGATTGAATAACTATAAACAAACGAAGATGGCATTACATTATAAAATAAAAAAATCTAAATTAAAAGAATTTTTTGGATTGTTCACTAAAAAGAGAACACCACAAAAACTTCAGAAAATGATTGATAACGACCCTGTCTTACAAAAATTAAAGGCTGATGTGGATAAATTAAACTACAAATATAAGCCTGAAATCGATAAATTAAAAGATGATAAACCTGAAATGTTCAAAATGTTTCAGGATTGGGGATTGATACCAAAAGATTATAATTAATGGATAGATTATCAGATAGTGCAGAAGAGATTAGGTTAGACCTTCTTAGAGAAATTGAAGAAGTTAATCAACGTATTGAGGAGCAAAATAAAAAGGCTGCGATAGTTGGTGCGGAAGAACGTAAAAGACTTGAAAAGAGAATTGAGAAAGAGAAGGAAAAGCTAAAGATTTTACAAAAACAAGCAGAACCATTAGAGAAACAAAATACATTAGCGGAAGAATATGAAGATTTACAAGATACTTTAGAAACTTCTTTTACAAAATTAAACATTAATGCTAGAAAATTAATAACTACCAATAAAATAGGTGGTAGTGCATTTGCTTCTCTTGCTAAAGATATTTTAGATTTAAAAGAACAACAATTCGGATTAAGCGATGATGAGTTAAAAATTAATCAAAAAAAATTAGAACTATATTCAAACCTATATACATCTATTACAACTCAAGCGGAAGAAGCAGCTAAAGTAAAAGATGAAATTTTAGGTCAAAATGAAGCAGCTAATAGAAGACTTAAATTTGAAGAAAGTATTGCAAGTTTAGGACCCGAAGAGCAAAAAAAATTAAGGGATTTATTTGCATTAAATGAAAATTTAATTCAACAAGAAGAACGATTAAATCAAATAAAAGAAGAAGGTAATAGATTATATGAAAAACTTCCAGGGTTTCTTCAAGATGGTGTTGATTTAGCAAAAGATTTAGGTAAGGGGTTAATGTCTGGAATGTTACCACTTGTATTGATAGGATTATTATTAGCAGCTGCTTTAGATTCATTTACAGAGTTATCCGCTGCATCTAAAAAGTTTAGAGAAGATACTGGAATAACTGCATCTCAATCAAAAGATTTAGATAATCAGGTTAAAAATATTAGAAATAACTTTTCTCAATTAGGATTAAAGGCCGATGATGTATATGATACCATTGGTGCACTTAAAGGAGAATTTGCTGATAACGCTAGATTATCTGAAGAAGTAGTATCATCAATGACTGTATTAAATAAAAACTTTGGAATTGCACAAAAAGATGCAGCTAAAGTAGCTATGATAATGCAGAGTATGGCTGGGTTATCTGCGGAAACTGCACAAGGAGTTTCACAGCAAGTAGCTGAAATGGCAAATTTAGCTGGTGTAGCCCCATCGCAAGTGTTCAAAGATATAGCAGATTCTGCGGAAGAAACATATACATATTTTAAAGGAGATGTTAATTTAATAGCTAGGCAGGCTATTGAAGCTAGAAGATTGGGTAGTACATTAAAAGATGTATTAAAAACAACCGAAGACCTTTTAGATTTTGAAAATGGTATTGAAAAAGAATTAGTAGCTGCAACATTTGTTGGAGGACAATTTAATCTATCGCAAGCTAGAGCATTAGCATATGCTGGTAAAAATGTAGAAGCTCAAAAAGAAATATTAAGACAGGTTGAGAGAAGTGGTAAGTTTGCTGACCAAGATATGTTTACCAAAAAAGTATTAGCTGATGCAGCAGGTATGACGGTTGAACAACTTACCAAACAACTACAAATACAAAAGTTATTATCAGGTCTTTCTGATGAAGAAGCTCTTAAAGCGCAAGCAGCAATAGATAAAGGACTTAATCTAAATGGTTTAACTCAAGACCAATTGATGGATAAAACCAAAGAGTTAGCAAAACAAGAAGAAATAGCTGATAAGGTAACTCAAATGGAAAATTCGTTTAAAGGAATAGTTGCATCTCTTGGTACTGCTTTATTACCACTAATGGAAGGATTGGCACCTATTATTACTATATTGGCTGAATCATTTGGATTTATATTTAAAGTATTAAATTATATACCTGGCGTATTTCCTGCAATTATAGCAGGATTGACAGCAATGTGGTTAATGACTATGAAAGTAGCTATTGCAGCTAAAATGGCAGCAATTGCTAAAGTTTGGAGTGCGTATGGAGCAATGCCTTTTATTGGCGTTGCGTTGGCAGCTGGTGTTGTGGCAGCATTAATATCATCTGTAGCTAAAGCAAAAAGTGTGGGTGATGTTATGGCACCTGCGGATGGTAAGACTAGAATATCAACAAAGGAAGGTGGTTTATTAGAATTATCTCCAAATGATGATTTAGTAGCAGCACCAAATGCAATTCAAAATTTAAATGCAGCATCTAAATCTAATAATACATCACTCACACCAACGATAGGTGGAGTAGATAGTTCGGCAGCAATTGATGTTTTAGTAAAAGAAATGAAAGCATTAAGACAAGAGTTTTCTAACAAACAGAATAATGTTTATTTGGATGGACAAAAAGTTACAAGCGGTATTGTTTTAGCATCTGAAAAGAGTAGTAGAAACAATTTTTCATACGGACAAAGAAAATAAAATATGCCAAGTTTAGAAGAATTATTTAAACAGAAAAAAAATACATCGGGTCCTAATGCTGGAAAAACCGCAGAAGAGATTTATGCTCCGCAAGATAGTAAAAGAATTGTACCTATTACATCAAATAGTTATGCAATTAATCAATTAAATAGAACAACCCCAAGACAAGGATTGTTTGGTAATATTGCTGCAGGATTTGATGTTCTGTCAAATATGAATAGGTTGAGAAATACCAGAAGTATAAGACTTTCGGAAACTTTAAATGAACAAGAGGAAGTTGGATTAAAACAATTTCAAAACTTTGCAAGACCTGTAATATATGGATTGGATTTTACTAGAATTACAAATAAAAATACACAAACTTTATTGGTAATGAAAAGAGCAGCTGAACAAGGTGCAGCTGGTGGTCTTGATGATGTGATTGGTGATGCGGTTGGTAAATACGCTGGTGATGCTATGGCTAATTTCCTTACATTTGGAAAAAAAGCAACATTACCACCTAAACCAGATATAACACCAATAGCACTGAATGCAATATCTGATGTTGGTAGTAGATTATTAGGTGCTATATTACCAGGACCAATGATTCCAAGTAAAGTAGCTGAAGAATTTGGAAAAGGATATGATTCTAATAAAAGAGATTATGTACGTGAATCTGATATAAGAAAGAAAATAATTGATTTAAAAAATAAAGATAAAGTACCTGGGTTTGTTAATAATTTATTAAAACCCAACAAAAATATATTAGCACAAGGTAAAGATTTTTTAATATCAACGGGTGCTGGTATTGTATCTAATTTATTTAAAGCCGGAGCACGTTTATTGGTTAGTAAAGCAGTAGGAGCGATTACTGGTAAGCAAATGGCAAATGTGATACTTGGACCCGAAAGTAGGAGAAGAACAGACCCAACTATTCCGGACCAAGCTAAATTATGGTGGTCTAAAAATAAATACGAACAAACTCTAATAAAATCCATCAATCCTAACTATTTAGGAGACCAGAGAGATTTGGAGGCATATCATAGAAGGAATATATTAAATGGTTTAGTTGCAGCTGGGGCAGCTTACATAGATCCTGATACTAATATGGTTGATTTCCCCGGTCAGGGAGGTCAGATAACAATGGATATGGCATTAAACCTGGTTTTACCTGATAAAAACAACTATTCGGATACACATAATAATTTAATTAAAGATACTATATTTTTAAGAAAAGGTATTAGTACGATTGGTGATTTTTTAAATTTGAGTGATGACATAATGCACCCTGGTACATATGCATTAGATGTTGATGGTAAAAGTTTTGATGAATGGGATTTTGTAGCACTTAAATTTTATAGTGAGTACAAACAAGAAACATTACAATTTAGATGTACAATTACTGATTTGCAAGAAACATTTACACCAACTTGGGAGCCTAATAAATTTATAGGAAATCCATTTAGTTCATATACATATGGTGGAGTTGAACGAAGTGTATCATTTAAATTCAAAGTATTTTCTATGAGTTTAACTGAACATCAAAAGTGCTGGAGAAGATTGAATGCATTAGCAGGTATGGTATATCCACAGGGTTATAAAGGAGTAGTCAATGCACCAGCACCTCCTATAATAGCAATAACATTGGGTGATATGTATAGACAAAGAAATTGTTTTATAGAAAATATGACATTTAGTATTGATGAAAATTCACCTTGGGAAGTTGGTATGAATGGTCAATTATTGAATGGTCAAATAGCAGCATCTGACTGGAAAAATAATGGTGGTATAATTGGTTATAAATATGATTTTGACCCTAATATATCTCCAAACAAATGGATATTACCTATGATAGTAGATGTAGATATAACTCTTAAATTTATTGAAAGTAAATCAACGGTATATAATTCATTGTATGAGCATGGTAATACATTATATGATTATTTAAATCCAATAGTACCAACTACACCTTAATAAATTTTATAGTATGGGAAATATATTAGATGGATTAAATCCTGTAAATAAAATTGGAACGGTTCCGATTAATTTCAATAGTACATTAAATACATTACCAACACAAGGGTTTAGATTAAATACTGGTAATCTCTTATCCAATATTACAAATACAAAAGGATTTACGCCACCAGGCGGTACTAAATTTGCAAGTGTAGTTCCTAATGTAGAAACCTTATCACAGGCAAAAGCAGGGCCAGGGCCTGGAAAAGTACTTGTAGAATCTAGTGGATATGATGTGACAACTCTAGGTGGTAAAACCGCATGGGTGCCTAATGGAAGTTCTTATAATGAGGTTGCAGAATTATTAGGTGCACCTAGTAATAACGAAGTTATAGGCGCAGTTGTTGATGGAGTTTTTACTACTATTGATTTAATAGCTTTAAGAGGCGCGGGTAGGGCCATTTCAGTTGCTGGTAAAGTAATAGGTACAGCCGGTCAAGTTAGAACCGCAGCATTCCTTTTAAAAACTGCGGGCACTGCTTTTAATTATAGTTACGGACAGGGCTATGATTTACCTTCTTCATTAATAGCGGCGTTCGGTACACAAGCTAACTTTGCAAATCTTAAACTATTTAAAGATACCAAATTTGTACAAAACAGTCCATTATTAAGTGTTGCAGCAAATACAAGCGAAAAGTATTATGACCTTTTACATCATAGCGAACTTATCCCAAGTATTGGGAAGTACAAAAACAAATTTGCTGGTGTAAAATTTACCCTAACGGATAATTTAGCTGTTAAATTTGGGTTTTTACCATTTAATCCTGGTGGATATATTTTAAATAAAACATGGGCTACTCCAACTGCATTTTTCAAAGGAAAAGTAGGAAAATCACAACAAGAATACGAATCAAAATATGAAGCGAAGCACGAACAGGAGGAAATAATATTGACGGGTTTGCAGGAACTTGAAAATCAAACTTCAACAAAAGAAACGCATGGTAGTGTTGAAAATATTTATGAAACCAAATTTTTAGAAGTTTTAGGTAAATTTGAAAATCAGAGAAAGGCCGCAGATTTAGGTGGGGCCTCTAAAAGATTAGCTAATAATTCCGATAATATACAAAAAGAGGGATTAAATATTCTTGGTAATACTGCTGCATATAGTAGAGCTATTGCAACATTTGCATATGAGCAAATTGATGAATTTCAAAGTTATAAAGCAGAAAGAAACGCTTATCAAAAAAAGTTAATGGACGCAACTACAGATTACTATGGTAACATAAATTATCCTGCGTTGGTATTTGCAACTGCAGAAGGTGCAAAAACAGCCGTAATAAATATTGGGCTTAGTACAGCTAATGTGGCATTAGGTGCAACTCGTTTAGCTATAAACACTGCTGAAGTATTAACTTCAATACCTGTTACCATTTCTAATTACGGAGTTATACAAGCTCAAATATTAGCTAATAATTTAAAAATAGGTTTAGAGAAATTATCTAATTGGTGGAACGATGTACCTGATAAAGTAGAAATGGTAACATCACCAGCCAGCTCAAAAATAACAACCAAAAAGAAATCACCTACGGCAAATGTAACAAATACAATGATTAACATGCCGGCCTTCATCCCTCCTACAAAAATGACAGACAATCTACGTGTAGCAGGGCCTGTATCAAATAATCCAGCTATATTAGATAGATACAAAACCCCAGAACAAATAGCTATTCGTGAATCAAGTAAATTTGTTCAAAATGTAAGGGCCGAACAACAAAAAAAATTAGATAAACTTGTGGAAGCCCATGAAGTAGGTTTCTTCACTTTCTCAAAACCAAAATGGACTCCTGAAGAACTAAAAGAACAACAAAAATTAACTCTTGAAATACACCAATTAAGTTTACTTTTAAAAGGTGTAGCTGATGCAGTAAAAAAGGGAAGACTAAAATATGACCCATTTACAAGAAAAGTATCCAAACTTTGGTAAAACGTAATATATATTGATATGAGATATAATAATAGTCCTATTAAAAAAACATTAGATGGTAGAGAAGTTTATAGAGCATCTGTACTACCATCCATCCCAAAAAGTACTTTGGATGTAACCATAGCAACTGAAACTGGTGACAGGCTAGATACGTTGGCAACGCAATTTTATGGAGACCCAAGTTTATGGTGGGTAATTGCATCTGCAAATAATATACATACTGCTCCAATTGGATTTAAAGATGGAACAATTTTAAGAATTCCTGTTAATTATCCAAGATATGTTAAATAAACAAATACAATAGTATGTCAACATTTCCAAAATTTTCTAAAATAGGAGCAAACCAATTTAACAGTATTACATCTGGTATGACTGGAACTGCTTACCAATTTAAAAATAGAAATAAAACACTATCTGGAAAATTTCCTTGGATACGAATTTTTTCTGGAGCAGAGGATGGGTTAATATTACAATCAGCAACTTTAGATGATGATTTACGAATAGTTGACCCGTCTGGACTACCACCTATACTTGCAGGTTTAAATATGAGAGGTAGTTATGGAAATCCAAAAGGTAGCGGCCCTATTGGAAAAAGCTTTAATAAAAAATGGGTATATCCATCTGTAGCATATCAAAAAGGATTAGTAGCATCAAATACAAATGAATATAATTCGGAAGACCAAGAATGGGCACTAAGACCATCTCCAATTGTCACCAGTTTAGAAATAAAAGAAGGAAAAGACCATATATCAAGAGTAGCTACTTTGGTAATAAAATGTTTTACATTACCTCAATTGGAAGAAATACAAAGATATTTTATGGAACCTGGTTTTAGTATATTAATAGAATATGGTTGGAATGACCAAGAAGCGTATGACCAATTAATAGATACAGATGATACTAAAACTATTGTAACACAAGCGGCAGATGATAATTTAGATTATGATGTATTACAAACTAAACGATTTGAATCTTACGGAAATTATGATTCATTTTTTGGATTTATAGTTGGTGGAAATGTATCATCTGAAAACGAAAATTTTATAGTAAGTGTAAGTTTAAGAGGTATGCCTGGCTTACCAGCTTTTATGCAGCAACAAAAAAATGTAAATGTATTAACTGTAACAACAGCTTCAACGGGTAAAACATCAAAAAAGGTAAATAACTTTCCTTCCGTAAGATTATATAGTATATCAGATATATCAACTCCTGGTAATGTTGGAAAAGATGTATCTGGTAGACGATATAAGTATATGTTTAATTTGTTACCTCCTGAAAGACAAATTGGAGAAGTTGCAAAATTTGTAACACAGGCTAGCCTTGGTACTGGTGGATTTGATTATAGAGATTTAATTGGGTTTGACTATACTATTAATAATATTATAAATTCATATAAAACAATTAGTAGTGTAGAGAGTGTAGGACAGAGTTTAGGACTGATGAAAGAGTTTAAAATTGGTAGTTGGAGTGTTCCTAGAGAAAAATTAGGCTCTGACCAAAAATATATAAACTTCGGATTAGCTATGAGAATTTTAAATTCAAATAATGGCTTAACTACATATAAAGTAGGAGACCGAGAAGTTCAAGTAAGAATAAATCCATCTTCAACAATTGGAGCTTTTCCAAAAATATTTTCAACAAATCCGGCTAAATTAGTAATACCGGGAAAAATACCTGATTTCTTTACATATTTTTTAAATGATAGTGAAGTGCCGGTAGATTCGATATTAAATTCAGAATTTGATGCAAATATTGGTGGATTATCATTTGTTCAATATAACGATATGCCAACTGGAACTGACCCAAAAGGCAATGCTTGGAATTATAAAACGTGGCCGGGTTACTTTGAAAAACCTGGATATTATGGAGATATTGAAAATCTTTATATTAATTTTGATGTATTTTGCAAAGCTATAAAAAATTCAGCAAACAAATCAATGAAAGATGTATTGTTGGATATGCTAAATGAAATGTCGGATGCTGTAAATTCTTTTTGGAATTTTCAAATAGTGGAGCAAGTTGGTGAAAACGGAGATATTGAGCTTGGAATTATAGATGAAAACTGGGCAGGTTATTGTGCTATACCAAGTAATAGAGTACAAGTATTTAGACATTCTGGTGAATTGTCTGTATTTTTAGAAGCTAATCTTCAAGTAGATATTCCATCTGAAATGACTAATCAAATAATTTTAAAAAGAGAAAACTATACATCAAATCCAAGTTCACAAGGATTAGATGTGGGTGGGATATTTACAGACCGAAAAGATTTATTTTTTAGTGGAATTGGTTATACTGATAATACCCCACCTGGAACTGCACCAATTGGTGGAAAAACTACAAGTGTTCTTAAAGCCGATTTAGCTGCATTAGAAGCTCAAAAAACAGCGTGGACTGGTAGATTAGTAAGTGATAAAAATCCAAAAACAAAAAAAGGTAAGGTGTTTAAATGGATTAAGATAGGTTTATCAAAACAGCAAATTGTTGAATATAGAGACCCGGCAAAAGGAAATATTTTAGTTTATTCCGAATATATTAATTTTAATCCTGGTGCAGTTGAGGCCCTTAGACTTGCAAATGACCCATATTATAATCAAAGAGGAGATACTACGAACCTTGAAGGACAAAATTGGGAAAAACTAAAAGCAGATATAAAATCTTTAAAAAATCAATTAGAAGCAACCGCAACAACTACACTTACAAATAATATAAATAAAATTGATATAATAGCAAATCCGGTAATAGCAACTATGACTGCTGATAGACCAAAGCAGGATTTTGAAGACACTACGAGAAAATTTGTAAATTTAAGAAATGATTTTAGAATATATTGTTGTACTGATACTCAAATATTTGATATTATAAAAAATAATGCATTTGAATCATATGGTACTGTTGGAAAAACTTCTATACTATTACCAATAAAATATACTTTTAAAATTATGGGAAAGAGTGGAATTAATAGAGGGGATATATTTAATATAGTTGGTATACCTGAACGATATGAAAAAAATGGATTTTTTCAAGTAATTAATATTGAACAAAATATTGAAGGTAACTTATGGACAACTACTGTAACCGGACAATATAGACAACATTTTGAAAAATAGATAATATGGAAAATGGATTAACAAATGTATTTTCATATACAAAATTAATATTAAAAAAAAATATCGAAGGATTTTCTCCAGCTAAACCCATATCATATATTCCAAATCCAACTGAAGATGATTATAGTACTGGGTATATACAAAGGAACTTTGCACAAAAGACAAACGATAAAGATGCTCCAATTTTTGAAATAAATATAAATGATGATAATACGATAAATTCATTTAATGATTATTATACTACTGTATCGATTCAATGGAGATTAATAGGAACTCCTCAAGAAATTATGGATTCTAATTCAAAATCCGTAAAAGCTGCAACATCTACTATTTTAAACTTATCACATTATCTTTCAAATCTTTTGCAGTTTGCAAAAGTAAAATAATTTGGTAGATTCAAATTAATTTTGTATATTTACATATCAAATGGGGATGCCATGGATTTGATTGCGATGAGAATGGTAGTACCACACGTAGACAGAAGTGCTAGATGTCTTTAAATCTGTACAAAACAATAACTGACGAAATGTCAACTATGACCTTTGATGACCTTATGGCTTTCATTGGTGCTGATGAGTACGCATACGCTGCTTAATCCCTCCCGCATCACTCGTGGGACATTTAAATAGAAGTGAACAAAACGGAGCTCTACCTATCGGCTCTTAAAAACTGATAGGTTGGTGGAAAGCTGTACTAACCATACGGCCCCAATTATTTTGGAAAGTGAATAAGATTAAACTTTA